CGGCTAAACGAGATTGGATAAGTGCAGTTTTAAGGCTTGAATCTGGTGCTACTATCGCTGCTAGAGAGTTTGATAATTACGATAAAGCCTATTTCCCACAAGTTGGTGATTCTGCGGCTGTACTTTCGCAAAAGAGAACAACGCGAAATCTTATAGCGCAGACGCTTAAAGTGCAGGCTGGCAAAGGCGTTTCACAAACACCAGTATCAGCTTCCTCATCCAGCCCAACAGTTAAAGTATATGATGCACAGGGGAACTTAATCAGTGGCTAAAATAATTGTAAATGATGAAAATGGAAACATGATTGCTGAGTTTCCAGAAGGTACTTCTGATGCTGTAATTAAAGAAGTGTTAGCTAGAGACTTTCCAAAAAATCAATCTAAAGCCCCATCAGCAGATTGGATGCAGAATCTAAAAGAGCGTGACTATCTACAACAAGCACCATTGACTGCTCAAGCATTAAAGGTAGCAGAGGGCATACCGCTTGTTGGTGGGTGGATACAAGATATAGCAGGCGCAGTATCACCAGAACTTCAAGCAAAAACTAAAGCTGTTTCAGAAGCCAAACAAAGCCAAGACCCTATTGAAAGCACTGCGCTGCAAGTTGGTGGTGCTGTAGTGCCTTCTATTATTGCTGCGCCATTGGCTGCTCCAGTATCATTTGTTAGTTGGTTATCTAAGCTACCTACATTCCAGAAGATAGCGGCTGTATCAGGCGCGGGTGGTTTGCTTGGCTTAGTAGAAGGCGCAGTAAGCGGTGCTGGTAGAGGTGGTGAAGGTGGGCGTTTAGAGGGTGCAATAGAAGGTGGAGCCATAGGCGGTGCTGGTGGTTTTGCTGGTGGTTTATTGCCTCCAGCATTAATTAAAGGTTATGAGAACCTAAAGTCATCATTTAGAAATGTAGGCGCAGAGCAAATAGCCGAATCTTTAAAGATATCAGTTCCATCTGCTCAAGTATTATCAGCTACATTTCGGGATGCTGGTACAGACATTAAAACTGCGCTTCAAAATATCTTTAACGCTGGTGAAGAAGGTATGCTGGCTGACTCTGGTTTTGCAGCACAGGCATTACTAGACGCTTCAGCAGCGACAGGTGGTAGAGCCTCTCAAATAACGGCTGAAGAGGTTACAGGTCGAGCAGCTAGGCAAGGTGCAGCACTATCAAATTCTATGGATGATGCTCTAGGTGCGTTACCTAAAGTAGACGATCAAGCAGCAGACGCTTTAGACATGGCAGAAAACATTGCCTCATCTACTAGAGTGCCAAGACAAGAGGCATACGATCTTGCCTACAATACGCCTATTAACTATAGCGCACCACAAGGCATGGAAGTTGAAAGGGTTTTTAATGCGCTGCCTAATCGCTTTAAAGGTTCAGCTATTGCTAGGGCTAACGAGAAAGCAGACCTTGTTGCTTATCAAACTGGACAACCAAAGCCACAGCAAATACTAGCAGATATTGCAGAAGATGGCTCTATTAGCTTCTCAGTAATGCCTAGCCTACGGCAGTTAGATCAGATTAAACAAGCTCTAGGTGAAGTTGCATTTAAAGAAGTTGATAGTTTTGGGCGACCAACAGCAGACGCTTTAGATGCTGTGCAGTGGTATCGTGCAATATCCTCTAAGTTAAAAGACGCTTCCCCAGAGTACAGAAAAGCAGTTGATCTAGGTGGCGATAAAATAAGCCTAGATAATGCGTTAGAACTTGGTTTAAATATGTTAAGCCCTAAAATTTCTGCAAGAGATGTTGTTAGGAATATGAAGGGTGCTGATGATATTGAAAAGCAGTATGCAAGACTTGGTGTAAGAAGTTCTATTGATGACTTAATAAACAATGTTAAGGCTACTGTTGCATCCCCTGATATAGATATTAATGCACTGCGAACAGTTTTTACTAAGTTATCGTCTAAAAACTCCCGTGATAAGATAAAGCATCTTTTAAGTGCGTCAGAGGCTAAACAATTATTTAAAGATTTAGATCAAGCACAAATGTCTCTGGCTTTAAGGGCGGCTGTTGCAATGAATTCAAAAACTAGCATTAGAATAACGCAAAAAGAAATGGTCGATGATATGACTGATATTGGCGCATTTGCTCATCTTCTAAGGTTGGAGCCAGCAAAGGCAAGTCAAAAAGCTGTTCAGAAAATCACAGGCGAAACTGACCAACTTAGCGTTATGGCAAGGAAGGAAATATACACTGATATAGCAAAAGTATTAACCCAGATGAAAGGCAAAGAGGCTAGAACAGCATTAAAGGTTATAATGAGAGCATCAAGAGCAGAGCAAGTAAGTAATGCTGAATTACAAGCCGTTAGTGATTTGCTGCTTGCTAACTCAGGATTTGCTACAATAGCCGCTGGTTCAGAGTTAGCACAGACAAGGATTAACGGGGAATAGTAATGCCACAAATGACAGAACAGGATATTCAAAGCGCAATTACAGACGCGATACAAAGTGCTATTGATTACGTTGACAGTGACATTGCAGGCCAGCGAGAACGCGCTCAGAGTTACTTTGATGGCAATGTAGACCTAGACCATGAAGAAGGTCGTTCACGGGTAGTGTCCACTAAGGTACGCGATGTTGTACGTGGCGCAAAGCCTAGCCTGATGCGAATTTTTATGTCTAACGATAAGTTCGTTGAGTTTGTTCCCAAAGGCCCAGAAGACGTTCAAAATGCAGAGCAGGCTACAGCTTACTGCCATTGGATATTCAACAAGGTTGGTGGGTATAATGTCCTGTCTAACGCGATACATGATTCTCTGGTTAAGAAGGTCGGTCTAGTTAAAGTCTGGTGGAATACTGAGACAATCGCTAAATCCTACACCTATGAGAACCTGTCAGATGAAGAAGTGCAGGTACTGGTCAGCAAAGAAGGCGTAGAGGTTGTTGAGCATCGCCAAGAGATTGAAATGGAGATGGATGAGTTTGGCTTAGATATTGAGCGTAACGTCCACAGCATGGTGATTTCTCATAAATATGAAGAAGGCGAGATGGTCATTGAGGGCATCCCACCAGAAGAATTTTTCATTGACGGTTCGGCTAAATCCATTGATGACGCTTACATTTGCTGTCATCGCAGTGAGAAACGCGCAGGCGATCTTGTGGCTATGGGTATTGACCAAGACGTTGTGGATGGTCTTAACGGCTCAGATAACGACTCGTTGATTGGCAACATTGAGAAAATACAGCGATTTGGCGAGTCAATCACAGACGATGAAGATGTGGATAATGACCCATCAATGCGCCTAGTGTTGGTCACAGAGGCTTATATGCGCTTAGACGCAGAGGGCGATGGCGTACCTACATTACATAAATTTTTGTGTGGCGGCACTGATTATCAAGTGCTTGAGATGGAACCTTGGGACAAAGTACCATTTGCCGACTTCCAAGTTGACCCAGAGCCACACGCCTTCTATGGACGCTCGTTGGCTGAACTGGTATTACATGACCAAGATACAACCACTAGCGTACTACGCGGCATTTTAGACAACGTAGCCCTAACCAACTCACCACGCTTAGAAGTAATGGAAGACATGGTGGAGATGGATGACGTTTTAAATAACGAAGTGGGTGCTATTATCCGTAGTGAGCAGATTGGCTCTGTTAACCCGTTAACGGTTCCCTTTGTTGCAGGCTCTACGCTACCAGCTTTGCAATACCTTGATATGTTAGTTGAAGAGAAAACAGGTATTAGCAAGATGAGCATGGGCGTTAACGCTGATATGCTTCAGAATACATCTGCTACTGCCGCTGCACTAACGGCACAAGCTGGTGCTGGGCAGGTCGAGGTAATGGCGAGAAACCTTGCAGAAGGCACTAAGAAGCTATTTCAACTCATGCTACACGTTGCGATACAAAACTCCCCAGACGATCAGATGATGCGTTTGAACGGTGAATTTGTACCTGTCGATCCAGCAGTGTGGGACGCGGGGATGGACATGTCTATCAATGTCGGTCTAGGCACTGGTCAGGAAGATGCTAAAGCAGCCGCATTGATGCAGACGTTCCAGACTCAACAGCAGATTTGGCAGACCTACGGCCCTAAGAACGGCTTAGTTAGCATGACACAGATGCGTAACACGTTAGCAGACACATTGGCACTGAGTGGGGTTAAGAATGTTGACCGTTACTACGCACCAATGACCGCAGAGATTGAGCAGCAGTTAATGGCTGAGATGGCCCAAGAAGCAGAAGCGGCTCAACAGGCAGCATTAGAGCAAGGTCAGCAGGGCGATCCTATGGCACAGGCACTAATCCAAGCTGAACAGATTAAGGCACAGGCCAGTATGCAGGGCCAGCAGATGAAGTTGCAGGGCAAGATGCAAGGCGATCAGATCAAAATGCAAGCTGATATGCAGGTTAAAGCCGCTCAGATGCAGTCTAAGCAGGGTACTGAACTGGCTGAGTTGCAACTCAAGTATCGTGAGCTACAGTCATCTAATGACTTAGAGCGTGACCAGATGAACCAAGACTTGCTTGTGGAGGCTGCTAAGATTCTAGGGCAGTACGGCACAGCGGTTGACGTTGAGCGTGTCAGAGTGATGCAGAATGCCCCACGGGATGAAATGGGCAACATGATATGATCCTAAAGTCTCAGGCAGAATATTTACTCAAA